GTAATCTTAGGATTTGTAGGTTACAATTTAATGGTGATGCACGATATCCAAACTGATGTTGCTGCATTTGATGAAAAGATTGAAGCAATTCAAAGTGATATTGATTCAATAGCAATAGCCAACGAAGAGTTGGATTCTAAAATAGAATCGTTACATTCTGAAATCGAACTAATTGATAGTGATATCGATAGAGTTCAAGGTAACATTTCAATTATAAAAAATCAGACAGATGAAAAAGTTAGTAATGTTGATGTTCTTACTTTCGATGAGCTTATCAAGTTTTTCACAGACCGTTACGGAGAGGGACTCGGTAGTGAGACTGGAAGTTCCGATAGTAAGACTGGTAATTAAGGATTTAGTAACTTTCGATGGAGTAAAACTTCAGTTAGTTGAAACTCAAGAATTGCTTAAATTATCAAATGATAAATTGGTATTAAAGGATAGTGTGATTACTAATCTAAATGGTAAAATAATAAACTTACAGGCAATCATTGATAAAAAAGATGAACAATTTGGATTGGAGAGTGAAAAATCCAAATCGTTAGAAAAAGAATTAAAGAGGCAAAAACGAAATACTTTCCTATGGAAAATGGGAACGATTGCTGGTGGAGTACTTGCATTATTTTTCGCTGCTGGTGGATAATTGATTTATGGCACAACAAAAGAAAACATTAAAGGAAATCATAAAGGAGGAATATCAGAAGTGTGCTTCTGACCCTATATACTTTATGAAAAAGTATTGTATGATTCAACATCCGGTGAGAGGAAAGATTCCCTTTCACCTTTTTCCGTTTCAAGAAAATACCTTAACGGATTTTAAAAATCATAGATACAATATCATCCTAAAATCCAGACAAACTGGTATCTCAACTCTAACCGCTGGATTTTCTTTGTGGAAAATGTTATTCAACCAAGACTTCAATGTATTGGTAATTGCAACAAAGCAAGAGGTTGCAAAAAACTTAGTAACCAAAGTAAGGGTAATGAATCAATACTTACCTTCTTGGTTAAAGTTAGAAACTGTTGAAGATAACAAACTATCTTTACGATATGCAAATGGTTCGCAGATTAAAGCAACATCTGCTGCTGGTGATGCTGGTCGTTCTGAAGCACTATCTCTATTGGTATTTGATGAGGCAGCATTCATCGATAAGATTGAAGAGATTTGGGTATCTGCTCAATCTACATTATCAACGGGTGGTAACGCAATTATCTTATCTACTCCAAATGGTGTGGGTAACTTCTTTCACAAAACTTGGGTAGGTTCTGAGGATGGAACAAATGGATTTAACAACATTAGATTGCATTGGAGTGTACACCCAGAAAGAGACCAAAGTTGGAGAGATGAACAAGAGGTTCTATTAGGACCAAAGGGAGCAGCACAAGAATGTGATTGTGATTTTGTATCTTCTGGTGATTCGGTAATCGAACCACAAATTCTACAATTCTATAAAGAAACTTATGTACAAGAACCAATTGAAAAAGGTGGATTTGATGGTAACCTTTGGAAATGGCAATATCCCGATTATCAAAAATCTTATATGGTAGTTGCCGATGTTGCGAGAGGTGATTCTTCGGATTACTCCGCAGCTCATGTAATTGATGTAGAAGCATCGGAACAAGTAGCAGAATATAGAGGTAGATTGGATACTAAAGATTTTGGTAACTTCTTAGTTTCTTTGGCAACCGAATATAACAACGCATTGTTGGTAGTTGAAAACGCAAATGTTGGTTGGGCAACTATACAACAAGTTATTGATAGAAATTATTCTAACCTTTACTATATGAGTAAGGATTTAAAATATGTTGATGTTGAACATCAAATCAATAATCGATATAGAGCAGAAGAAAGAGGTATGGTAGCTGGATTCTCAACTACTTCAAGAACTCGTCCTTTGATTATTTCAAAGTTAGAAGAATATGTGAGAGAAAAATCAATCATTATCCGTTCAGTTAGAACTATTGATGAGTTGTTCACATTTATTTGGATGAATGGTAGAGCTGAAGCAATGAGAGGTTATAATGATGATTTAACTATGAGTTTAGCTATTTCACTTTGGGTAAGAGATACCGCTCTGAGATTGAGACAAGAAGGTATTGATTTAACAAAAAGAGCGATTGATGGTATTTCATCTTATACTTATAGTGGTATATATGGTGGTAACAATGGAGAAGATAATCCTTGGGAAATGGATATCAATGGTTACAAAGAGGACCTAACTAAATGGTTGTAATTTAAAAAACTAATATTTATATAGTATAAGTTAATTATAGGTATTTGATATGGAAAATTATTCTAAGGAACTTTACAATGAATTCATCAATATGTTTGAGGAGAATATCTTCGAATATGATGTTGAAAATTATGATGATTTGAAAGAATTTTTAGAATTCATAAAAGAATATAAGCCTGATGTAAATGAGGCTGAATATCAAGGTAGAGAAGTTAAACTTAACAAACCTATGAGGGGTGATGTGAAGAAGTTTAAGGTCTATGTAAAAAATCCAAAAGGTAATGTTGTAAAAGTAAACTTTGGACATGGTGGAACATCGGCTAAAAAAGCTGGTGAAGAAACTATGAGGATTAAGAAAGATAATCCAGAACGAAGAGCATCTTTTAGAGCAAGACACAATTGCGATAGTCCCGGTCCAAGAACTGGAGCGAGATATTGGAGTTGTAAAGCTTGGTAAATTAATAAAGGTTACAAAATAGAAAAACAAAATGGCAGAACAACAAAATAGTACATTTTTCGATAGATTAACGAAACTCTTTTCCACTCAAGCAATCGTAAAGGTTGACAAGGATGGGAAAAGAAAAGTTGTTGATGTAGATGATAGACAGCAAGGTGGTACTAACTTAATGAATTTAAGGGATAGGTACACCAAACTACAAAGGTCTTTTTATGGGGACCAGATGGCAGCTCAATCGATGGCATACCATCAAGTTCGTAGAGAACTATTCAGAGATTATGATGCTATGGATAATGACCCAATCATTTCTTCTGCATTAGATATCTACGCTGATGAATGTACACTCAAAAACGAATTTGGTGAAGTTGTACAAATCAAATCTAAAAACGAAAAAGTAAAAGATATATTAGAAAATCTATTCTATGATATTCTTAATATTGAGTTCAACTTATGGGCTTGGACTCGTAATATGGTTAAGTATGGTGATTTCTTTTTAGTACAAGAGATTCAGCCAGGTAATGGTATCATCAATGTAAAACCACTTCCAGTGTATGAAACTGAAAGATTGGAAAATACTGACCCAAACAATCCAAACTATGTAAAGTTTAAAGTAGCACATGACCCGAATGGTAAAGGTGAATACGAAAATTATGAGGTAGTTCACTTCAGATTATTATCAGATACAAACTTCCTTCCATATGGAAAGGCTATGATTGAGAATGGTAGAAGAATTTGGAAACAAGTATCTCTTATGGAAGATGCAATGTTAATCCATAGAATTATGAGAGCTCCGGATAAGAGAGTTTTCAAAATTGATATTGGTAACATTCCTCCGCAAGAAGTTGATAACTACATGCAAAAGATTATCAACAAAATGAAGAAAACTCCATTTGTGGACAAACAAACTGGAGATTACAACTTAAAGTATAATATCCAAAACCTAACCGAAGATTTCTTCTTACCTGTTAGGGGTGGTGATAGTGGAACTGAGATTGATTCATTGGGTGGATTACAATACACCGCAATTGAAGATATTGATTACTTAAAGAATAAAATGTTTGCAGCTCTTAAAATTCCAAAAGCATATTTAGGATACGATGAGAACGTAAATGGTAAAGCAACTCTTGCTGCAGAAGATGTGAGGTTTGCTAGAACTATTGAGAGAATCCAAAGAACACTTATTTCGGAATTAACTAAGATGGCAGTAACTCACTTAGCAGCTCAAGGTATTGAAGGTGCGGAGATGGTAGATTTTGAATTAGATTTGGTAAATCCATCTACAATCTATGAGCAAGAGAAAGTAAATCTTTGGAGTGAGAAAGTAAGATTGGTTTCTGATATTACTCAATTGAATATGGTATCTAAGGAATGGGCTTACAAAAACATCTTTAACTTTAGTGATGATGAAATTGATTATCAGAAAACAAATCTTATTAATGATATTAAAGATAGATATCGTTATCGTATGATTGAAGATGAAGGTAATGACCCAGCAATGGAAACAGAATCATCTGATGTTGAAGATGAATTAGAAGAATTAAAAACATCTTTAAGGGATAAGGGTGGTAGACCAAAAGAGGGAAATACTTATGGTAAAGATAAACACCCATATGGTAGAGACCCATTGGGAGCAAAGGAAAATCAAAAATCGTTGAAAAAGAACGAATCATCTATAAACAAAAAAGCTAGTAAAATGGCTAGGGAATATGTTAATGGTGTATCATCAAAAAAGAAACTGATGAGTGAAAACGGAGACTTTTTAGATGATTCGAATTTGTTAGATGAATAAAAATTTAGGAAATCAAAATTAAGTTATATTTATATACGATGTAGTATCGTATATTGATATATTATTATAGGATAAAAAACATAATGAAGAGGGTAAAACATTCAAAATTTAAGAATACAGGCATTCTATTCGAACTTCTAGTGAGACAAATCACATTAGAGGTATTGAATGGTGATACGACTGAAAAAGCAAAGGAAATTGTGAGAGAATTTTTCTCACCAAGAACAGAACTTAACAAAGAGTTAAGACTATATGATTTGCTTATTAAAGAGAAGTATAATTCGGAAACAAGAGCTGAAAAGTTTATTGACACTGTTAATGAGGCTCATAATAAAATCGACCAGAGTAAACTTAATAGAGAAAAGTATAATCTAATTAAAAAGATTAATGAATCATTCAATATGGATGAATTCCTTTCTTCTCCTATTTCGAACTATAAAGTATTAGCATCAATCTATAAAGTATTTGAATCAAAGAGATATGATAGTTACGATATAAAAGATGTATTTAATTCAAAGATTACCCTCATTGAGAATATTACATCTAAACCAGCTACAATTTCTGAAAAGAAAAAGGATACTTTAGTTGAGAACTATAAAAAACAAGATAAGGATTTAAGATTACTTACTTACAAAATCTTAGTTGAAACTTTTAACAAAAAATATTCTAATTTAGATGAGAATCAAAAATCATTGTTAAAAGAGTATATTAATAATTTAACAAACACAACTGGATTCAAAGCTTATGTTGAGAATGAGATTCCAAAAATTGTGAAAGAATTAAAATCAATTCAATCTAAGATTGGTGATAAAGTAACTAAGATTAAGTTAAGTGAAACTATTTCTGTTTTATCAAAAACTAAGGTTGGAAAATCAGTTTCAGATAATCATGTTTCATCTCTAATGATGTCTTACGAATTAATTAAAGAATTAAAGAGTAGAGTTTAATGGATAATCTAAGAAAGTTAATTGAGGATTTAATTGAAGAAATCCAAAATGAAGAAATGGATATTGAGGAGGCAACCACCACTGGTGATATTGCTGGATACAATACTCCCAATGCTTTCAAAGATACAGATGGAACTGATGAAGAGGATGAACCTGATGGAAATCATACTGATAAAATAAATAAAGCAACTGGTTACAAAAGAGTTAATGAAAATAGATGGTTAGAATTAAAACGGGATGAATCCTCACCAAAGCAAAAAATTGGTAGAGGAATTTCTCATGTTAACAAACAACTTTCTGAGATTGAAACCTTCCTTAGATGGTATGGTAAAATCAAAAATGAAAATGATTTGAATTCAGACCAATATTGGAAACGAACTCAGAAAAATTTATTCAGAATTAGAGAAAGACTGAATACTATTGTAACACAGATTAGCAAACTATAATTGGGAATAAAAATATGAATATTACCAGAGAAACTATCAAATCGACACTCAGAACTATTATGGCAGAAGAAGCTGAGTATCAAACATTCTTCAAAAAGGCATTGGAGAAAGCAGGAAAATCTATCCCATCGATGAGTGATGAGGAAAAGAAGGAGTTCTTCAATAAGATTGATGCTGCTTGGAACGCTAAAGGTGAAAAGAACGAAGAGTTGACAGGTAACCAACATAAGTTAGATGTTGATGGTGATGGTGAGATTGAAGCATCTGATTTAGCTGCTT